TCGATAGTCTTTCAAACATTGTGAAAGAAGAGTTTTACGATAAGCCTGATGGTGGTAAGGCGATGGGTTTGCAGGCTCGTTCGCAAGGCTATTTTTTGCAGAAGCTTGTTAATCATCTACATAAGGAGCGAAACATTATGCTCTTTGTGGCGCATCAGACTGTCGATTTGAGCGGTATGTATGCTGTGATGAAGGCTAAGATGGGTAATACGGTGCATCATAATATGCATAATATTATTAAGTTGTTCTTGTCGATGTCTCAGAAGGAGATGGAGCGTGAGGATCGCACTAATAAGATTATGAGTCAGCGTGCTACTTGGACTATTGAGAAGACTAAGCAACTTCCTACGATTGGGACTCAGGGTTACTATTACGTTCTTCCGCAGGAGGGGCGTATTGACATTGATCGTGAGTTGATTGAGATGGCGGTGGAGAATGACATTATTCAGCGTAGGGGTGCTTGGTATTCTTATGGTGAGCAAAAGTGGAATGGTACTAGCAATATTGAGTTGACTGAGGATCAAGTCAATGAGATTTATAAGGAGTTGGTGAGTTGAAAAGAGATGAGGGGCAAGAGGCTAAGCGTGATCATGCGAAACCGGTTAAGAATTCTGGTAGGGGTTTTAGAAAGGGAGATGCGACTTTTCATCGCTTCCTTCTTGACTATAAGCATAATGGTAGCAGCTTCACTCTTAGTAGGGCTGCGTGGATAAAGCATCGGAAGGATGCTTGGAGAAGTCAGTATCGTTATCCTTGTATTTCAGTTGTTTTAGGGGATGATTCTGATACTAAGGTTGCTATAATTGATTGGGAAGTATTTAAGGAATTGATCCGTGACTCAGATTACGAATGAAGAACTATACGAAACAGCCTTCTATTATGTTGTGGGTGTCATAAGTGGTATGGAGTACTATGAAGATATCCCTGAGGTAGAACTTGTTTATGGTTTCCTTCAGCGGGCTGAGGATATAATCCTTGAGCGTAAAAGAATTTATGAGGAAGATTGAGAAGCACGGAATTTTGGGCTGGTTTATGACCGCTGGTGTTGTCATTGCTTATGATTATTGGGCTATGTCTAGTCGTCATCAAACTATGTCTACTGCTTTCAAGAATGGCTTGTTTAGAAAGTCAACTAGTGTACCGACGTTTATTGGTTGGGCTGTGCTGACATGGCATTTGTTCCATCCTCCTTCTTTAAGAAAGACTGATTTGTTTTCTATTATCCTAGATTGGAAGAAGAGTGAGTAATTTTATAATTGATATTGATACCATCAATCAGATGATGGGTGATAATGCTGAAGAGTTTATTGAGTGCATGAAGATTGTTAACGACATCATTGAACGTCCTGATCATTATGTGGGCGGGCAGGCTATTCGTTATGCTAATCAACTGGCTGCTTACAGAACGACTATGATTATTAAGTCGCAGATGTTTAAGAGGAAGTCTAACATGATGGATATGGAAGACAAGTTTGTCAATGATATCTGGAAGACAATGTACGAGGCTCTTGGTGAAAATATTAACGTTTTGAAATTGTCTGCAAGGAATGGTGTGCAATGAAAGCTTTAGGTGCTTTAAGAGGTTCGGAGCCGGAGAAGAAGGTTGTGGTTGAGTCTGAGCCTTTGACTGGTGGTCAGTTGGAAGGCTTGCTTGTTCAAAAGATTGATGAGCATCTTGCTGAACGTAATGAGCCTGTTTATAAGAAGGTGGATTATTTTAGACCTAGTTCTACTAATCAGTGTGCTAGGTATTGGTGGTATATGTTTGATGGTATTGAGTATACCCCTTCTTTCGCCCCTCAGACGTACCGTATTTTTGATAATGGTCACAGAGTGCATGATCGTTTGTACGAGTACTTTAGGGGTCTGGGTATTCTTGTTGAAGAAGAGTTTCCAGTAAGTAATGACGATCCTCCGATTCAAGGTACTGCGGATGGAATTATTGATCTTGATGGACATAAACTTATTGAGTTGAAGTCTATTTCTGCTGAAGGGTTTGGGTATAGACAAATGTATCACAAGCCTTCGGATGATCATATCCGTCAGGCTAATCTTTACATGCATTGTTTGAATTTAGATAGTGGATTTGTTATTTACGAGAACAAAAATAATCAACAAATTTTACCTATCTATATCGAGCGAGATGACGTTTTTCTTGATAAACTATTTAAGAAGTATAGAAAGATTTATAAGAATGTTCTTGACGGTGTAAAGCCTGATCGTCCTTATAAGCGTACTTCGAAGCACTGTGCTAGATGTGATTTGGCTGAAGTGTGCTGGTCGGAGAAGGAGCCTGTTGAGGAGTACGAACCATTTTGAACCCATACCATGCAAAAATGAAGCATGTGGGAAAATCTTTACGCCTAAAACGTACAACGCGATCTTTTGTTCCGCAGATTGCAGAAGAGTTGTCACAAACAAAAGACTTCTTGAGAATTACTACAAGAACAAGGCTAAAAAGAACAGTAAAAGGGTTTGCGAGTCTAAAAAGTGTGACACAATATTGTCTTCTTACAACAAAGAAGATATTTGTGAAAGATGCAAAAGAGAGAGGTATATAAACAGGCTTGTTTCTTGGGGTTGGGATGAGGAGTCCCTAAGAGATGAGTATAAGTAAACTTGTTAGTTCCATAAAGTCTAATAGGTTGATCGCTATTGACCCTTCTTCTAACTCGTTAGCTTGGTGTGTTGTTGATCTTGATATTAACAAATTTGATATTGTTAGTACTGGAAAGATAGAGTTTAAAGACAAAAAAGAAGTTTCAAGCAAACTTGCTGTTATTAGATCAGGTTTGTTGGATGTTTGGGAAGATTATTCTTTTAGGCAGGCAGCAATTGAGCAGTCTGTTTATATTCAGAACTTTCAGTCTAGCAGGATTATTTCTTACATTATTGGTTACAGTTGGGGAGTTTTAGATGAGTATTGTGATAGCGTTACTGATATCAATCCTCTTATCTGGAAGAATAGGATTGGATATAAGAATGTTTCAAAAGAAGACAAGAAGAAGATTGAAACAGAGCACGGGTCTAAGGGGTTACAGAGGCGTTTGACTCAAGAGCGCAAGGATCGTGTGAAGAGAATTATTGATGATTTCTGCGGTCAGTCTACTGAAGATGATGACGTAAACGACGCAATCGGCATTGCCCTATGGTATTATATTGATCATGGCTATGGAACCTTACAAAGATAAGGAGTGGCTATACGATATGTACGTCAAGCGACGTATGAACCTCACAGATATTTGTAAAAAGTTGAAAGACTCTTACAATATTGAAGTTACTCCTCAGGCTGTTTATAACTGGGTTGCCAAGTATGATTTGCTAAAGTATCGCGGTAAGGGGCGTAATTTAGGTAAAACGAGTATGCGTCGCCCGAAGTCTCCTATGCAAGAAAGAGTTGAAAGGAAGCGTCGTGAGATGCGTAAGATGAATAATATGAAAAAGAAAGGTCGTGGACGATGAGAAAGTCGGTTAGCACTTCTGATATATCAACTTTTGCTAAGCTTGATATGATTTATAATCAGGTTAGAATGCTGGAGGCTCAGCAGAATGAGACTAATTATAAGTGTCTTGGTTCTGGTAAGTGCTGTAGTATTGGGTTGACTATTCATATGACTGAGTGCGCCCATATTGCTTTCAGGCTCAGACAGCAGTATTACTTGTATCTTGAAGATCAGGGGCGTGCTGTTGCTGATGAGTGGATGGATGGTGTTGTTGAGTCTCTGAAAGAGGCAATGTTTGATGAGTCTTGGCAGATTGGTGGTGAGACTGATCGTAAGTGTGTGTTTTTTAAAGGTGGTTGTACGATTTATGGTTATAGACCGATGGTGTGTAGGAGTTTTGGTACTATAACTACGGTGGATGATTATTGCCCGAGGATTCGCAATGCTCATGGCAATATTGATTATTACTCTGGCCCTGCGGTTAAGAAGATTGTTCAGTCTTTTCAGGATTTGTTGAAAGAGTATACTAGTGGTAAAGACCCGGGTTATGACATGGTTGTCTATATGCCTTTGGGTGTTCTTTCGTTCCTTTTGTCTACCGAGGAATTGGAAGAACTGGAGCGGATGACGGATGCGAAATTCTGGAAGGCTGTAGATAGTTGGGTTAACTACAGAGTCCAGTATACGAAAGAACATGGTCATGGTTACGACCATTTACATGAGCAGGCTGTTTCGATAGGCAAAAAGTTAGTTTTTGACCGAGAAATAATCTAAAGAAAAAAATACAAACTCCTGCAAATCCAGA